ATACCACACTTTGTGTCGGATGAAAAGACATTTTTATATCTTTTGCTTTTCCTATTCTGTCTGAAGCTTAATTCTCCGGGATACACTCAGGGCAAGTCCCATCTCCGTCATCAGGAACAGAACCGAAGTTCCTCCATAACTGACAAACGGAAGCGTAACACCCGTTGTCGGGATCATGTTCGTTACAACCATGATATTTAAGATCACCTGCAGCGCGATATGTGCAAAAATTCCGGTCACGATCAGTGAGCCGTACAGATCCGGTGCATTTCTTGCAATAAACATCAATCTATATAGAAGAAGTCCGAACAGGATCAATACTACGATTGCTCCGAAAACGCCAAGTTCTTCGCAGATAACGCTCAGAATCATATCATTCTGCGCTTCGGGGATCATACCAAGCTTCTGCGTGCTGTTTCCAAGACCTTTTCCGAAGAATCCCCCGGATCCGATCGCATACAGTCCCTGAAGCACCTGGAAGCCGGTGCCATCCGAGTGTCCTTCCGGATCCAGCCATGTTGTGATTCTTCCGATTCGGAAATTATCACTGTTCGTCGCATAAACCGCAAGTATGGCCACTATCACGATCAAAATTCCTGCTCCGATGGCAGCGATCATCAAAAACGGCTTTGTCTTCGGATGTGCCACAAAAATCAAGACACAGGTAATCGCCATTACGATCACGGCAGTACTTAAGTTGTCTGTAAGAATAAACACTCCACCTGCTGCCACCCCGCCATAGATCAGAAGTCTCCGGATTCCAAGCCAGTCATTGACTTTTCTTCCCATCTTACAGATCTCACAGGAAATAAACAAAATAATCGCGATCTTTGTAATCTCAGATGGCTGCAATGTCATATTTCCCGGAAGCTGGATCCATCGTCTGGCTCCATTGATCGTTGTTCCAAGAGGCGTCTGCACCAGCGCCATCATAATCATGGCAAACACATAGATTTCAAAAGAAAAAGCTCCATAAACATGATAATCAATCCTGGAAACGATCAACATAACTCCAAAACTGCCCGCACTGATCATTGCCTGTTTGATAAAATAGGACATGTCATCCTGAAAATCCGCCTGAGCGCTGTACGCACTGGCACTATAGAGCATAATCAGTCCAAAGCAAGTCAAAAATATAATGACCAGCATCAGATTATAATCAAAATACGTGGTCGGCACACTGCTTTGCGCACTCTCTCTTTTCTCCCGTTTCTGTCTGGCAGAACGTCTGCTTTTCGTTTCCCCCTGCTCTCTTCTGCGAATCGGCTGTACCGTTTTGCTGCTCATAACATCTCCCCTGTTTTTATTTTACTCGGTTATCTTGCGCTCATTGCCGGATGCACCGGTTTTCCATGTTCAAAAAACCGGTCATACCATACAAGGAAAATGTAGACAGTCCAGATCTTCCGACTGTTATCTGTCTTTTCATTTGCATGTTTTGCATGCTTGTGTTCATCCAGCATTTTCACAAGAAGCTCTGTATCAAAGAATTTTTTTGCCGCATCAGAAAGAAACATTTCTTTTACCCGATTGTAATACGCATCTTCTTTGAGCCATACCCGGATCGGAATCGGGAATCCCAGTTTCTTCTTCTCTGCAGTCTTACTGCGGATCACCTTTTCTGCCGCCCCGCGAAGTGCCACTTTTGTCTTCGGTGCTCTCACTTTATAATGCAACGGCAGTGTCTGGGCAAGCTCCAGTACTTTTTTATCCAAAAACGGGACACGCACTTCCAGAGAATTGGCCATTCCCATCTTATCCCCCTTCATCAGAATATCATGTACCAGCCAGAGATGCATATCCACATACTGCATCTTGGTCACAGAATCCTTGTCTTTCACGCGCTCATACAGTGGTGCAGTCACCTTCTGAATTCCCGGCTTGCAGCCTTTTTTCAAAATACGGTTCGCTTCTCTCTCTGTAAAAATATTCGTCGCATTGGCAAAATAACGTTCTTCCAGAGTTTTTCCGTGACGCATCAGGAAGCCTCTTCCTTTCATGCCTCTTGGAAGGCATCTCTCTGCAAAATTTCCAAGCATTCGTCTGATCGGCATTGGAATTTTATTAAACGAAGTATGCTCCAGAGGCTCACAGTAAATATTATATCCTCCGAACAATTCATCCGAACCTTCTCCGGACAGCACTACCTTTACCTTCTTCGCTGCTTCCTGACTCAGAAAATAAAGTGCGATCGCCGCAGGATCTGCCACCGGTTCATCCATATAATACTGGATATCGGACAGATTGTCCCAGTATTCCTGTGGAGTGATGACTTTTGCATCATTTTTCATGTTGATGCTTGCTGCAAACTCTTTCGCATCCTGAATCTCGCTGTATTTTCCTTCGTCGAATCCAACGGTAAAGGTACGATCCACCTGACCTAAATATGTCAGATAACTGGAATCCACTCCACTGGACAAATAGGAAGCAACTTCTACATCACTGATCTTGTGCATCTCCACAGACTCTTTCATGACTTTTTCAATGTCATCTACAACTTCTTCAAAGGATTTTGTCGTATCTCCTGTGAAATTCGGTTCAAAATACCGTTTGATCGTCATTTTCCCGTTCTCATAAACGAAATAATGGCCCGGCTGTACACAGAACACGCCTTTAAAGAACGTCTCATTGGTCGGAACAAACTGAAAAGACAGGTAATTTCCCAATGCATCTTCATTAAACACTTTATCAAACTTCGGATGCTCCAAAAAAGATTTGATTTCTGATCCAAACATCAATGTTCCATTCATCTGCGCATAATAAAGCGGCTTAATACCAAAAATATCCCGCGCTGAAAACAGTCTTTTTGCCTTTTGATCCCAGATTGCAAATGCATACATTCCGCGAAGACGGTAAACCAGTTCTTCTCCCCACTGCTCGTATCCGTGGATCAAAGTTTCCGAATCCGTATTGGAAACAAATGTATGTCCAGCCTGAATCAGTTCTTCTCTCAGTTCCTGATAGTTATAGATCTCACCGTTAAATACAAGCACCTTGCTTCTGTCCTCGTTATATAATGGCTGATCTCCGCTTTCTGAAAGATCAATGATTGAAAGACGCCGGAATCCAAGTGCCGCATCTTCATCCACAAATTTGCCGGAACTGTCCGGTCCGCGATGGATGATCGTATCTATCATATTCTCCAGCACCTGTTCTCTGTTCTCAACTTCTCCTACAAATCCTGCAAATCCACACATATACTGTATATCTCCTCTTAAAACTTATGTAACCTGTCCTTAACATTCCCAGTTTTCAGACAGGTTATGTAGACTCTTTTTTCAGATCCGGACAGTATCCTGCCCGCAACAACGCCTTTTAATATATCACATGCTATACTTAAATCCAAGAAAAACCTTACTTTCTCGTTTTCTTCATTCCGAATGAAGTGGCCTTGCGCCGTTCTTCCCACAACTGATGCCGGGCTTTTGTCAGCTGCTCCTCCAGATCTTTTATCTTTTCGCAATAGTAGTTTTTTTCCTCTTGTTCGGAAAGAATATCAAACCGGTATTCTACTTCCAGCCATGCAGGTCCGCCGTCCAACTCCGGAATATCCATCAGGTACTGCGGATCATCCGTCAGAAAGAGACTCTTTCCACGATCTGTAGAAACTGCATTGACTGGTTTCATCTCGTGTTCCACAGATCTTCCATTGATCTTCACACTGCAGATCTCACAACGGCACGCTGCATTGCATGGATCAAAGCGCATCATCTTTGCATTTTCCAGAAGCCAGGATTTTTGAATCTTATATCCTGACATACTCGGCCATGTCTCGCTGTCCTCCTCGCAGAAACCGTTTCCGATATCATAGTAACACTTAGATTCCTGACATTCTTTTCCACTGATATATCCGGACACAATATCGCTGTAGAATTTCATTCTCTCTGCTTCAATTCCCGAATAGTATGTCCTGCATTCTGTAAGCTCCGGAGATGCCATCAGTTCTTCATACATCTCATCAAACCGGCTGGCATACTGATAATCCACCGCAGCGATCTTCTGCCAGAGCGGCAGCCACTCTCCTGCCGGGCCATATCCTTCCTTGATCTCTTTTAACAGTTCATCTGATGTCTTTTTCTCAAATCCTCTTCCCGAAAAATTGTTCCGCTCAGCAAGACTGAAATTGGCTTCTGTCAGATATCCGGGACCTCCCAGATAATCATAAACATAAACCGGAACGCCCATTGCAAGACACCTCGGTACGGTTCTTCCAATCGTAATGACCAGATCATACTGCTGCAAAAACTCTGCATTCACCTGTTCCGTGCGATACCCAAGTCCGATCAGATCCACCTGATAATACCCGCCCATCTTTTCCTTGAGCTCCAAAAGCTCCTGCGGGATATGATTGGAAATGATCGCGATCTTATCCAACGCTCTTTTGTATCCTGCATACTCGCTGCTTCCTTCAAAATACTCTGCTTCCACACAGTTTTGAAAAACCCGTATCTTCGTTCCTTCCGGAACCTGCATGGCTACCATATCTGCACATTCAGGACTGACACACAGAATGAAGGCCGCTTCCTGCGTACAGACCGGAAGATTCTCCATGGCATTGATCACACTCAGCTTCGAGACAACCATTCGTTTATATTTTAATCCGTACCGGCTCACAAGATAATCAAACACCGGGAAATGCTGGATAAAGACAATCTCAAATTCCATCTCTTTGAGTGCCTCTTTCTGACATTCAATCACTGTGATCCCCTCTTCCAACTCCTGCAGAAGTGGATAAGACTTCTTATATACAGCAATCACCACATCATATCCCTTTTCTTTGAACAGATGTGCAAACTCCAGCACATGCAGCTCAGATCCTGTAAACTTCTGAAAATAAAGGTTGGTAATAAGTACTTTTTTCCTTTGTTCCATCTTACTTCTCCCTGTCTCCCCTGTTTTCCTCTTCTACCGATTATAGCAGACGCGGGAATATTTCTCCACCCGATAATTGCCTTTTTCAAAATCGAACAAAAAAAGACACTCGCCAAAGTGTCCAACTTGTGATCAATCGGGGTGACAGGATTCGAACCTGCGACCTCACGGCCCCCAGCCGTGCACTCTAACCAAACTGAGCCACACCCCGTCGTGCAACTACCGTTTTTCATTATACAAAACTTCCCGAAAAAAGTAAATGCCCTTTCGAATAAAAAGTCAGGCAGAGTTATCCTCATAACTCCGCCTGCTTTTTTATGAGCGCTTACATCCGCAATTCGGATTTTTATCAAACTCAGGATTGAATGCATAGAAGTTTTTGCTGTCCAGGTGTTCCTGCACGATCCGAAGATTTTCACCGAATCTCTGGTAATGCACGATTTCACGCTGACGCAGGAAACGAATCGGATCACAGACTTCCGGATCTTTTACAAGCCTGAGAATGTTATCGTAAGTCGTACGGGCTTTTTGTTCTGCAGCGAGGTCTTCATGAAGATCTGTAATCGGATCACCTTTTGACTGAAAATAGGTTGCAGTCCACGGTGCTCCGCTTGCAGCCTGTGGCCACAATGCCAGAGTATGATCTACATAGTATGGAGCAAACCCGGATCTCTCAATTTCTTCCGGAGAAAGATTTTTCGTCAGCTGGTGCACAATGGCACAGATCATTTCCATATGGGCCAGTTCCTCCGTGCCGATATCCGTAAGTGTTGCTGTCACCTCTTTATATGGCATGGTGTACCGCTGAGATAAATACCGCATCGATGCAGCGAGCTCCCCGTCCGGGCCACCAAATAGCAATAACCTATAATATTTTTACATATTATAAATATACACGAAAATGATACAATATTCACCCCTCAGAGAGCTGATCTCCGAGGGGGTTTTTATTAGAACAACTGGAACCGATCGATTGCCTGTCCGAACGCTCCAGCATATCCGTCCTGTCCGTTTCCAGTCTCGTTATCATACTGCCATGACCAGTAAGCTCCATTTACAGGGCTGACACGGTACTGGGCTTTCTGGTAGCCGTATTTTGCCGCATAATCTGCTGGAGTATTGTAGTACACCTCGATTGCGTCAATTGGCTGTCCTGTACCGGCATAACCATTATTGTGATCTTTCCAGTTGCATCCTGTCACATAAGGTAGCCACCCTCTTCCGATCACGTGGACTCTGTATTTTACGGAGCCTTTGTCTACCTTAATAGCTACATCCGTGATGCGCTTGCCCTGAATCCCGGCAAAGTCTGTAAGATTCCGCACGAACGGCAAGATGCGTCCGTCCTCCAGTTTGACGGCGTAAGTAAATACTACTTCCGGCTGTCTCTGTGCAGCTTGAGCCTGCGCCTGTCCTCCAGATACATAAGTTGGCGGCGTGACATTACCACCCATGTACTCCTTAATCCGTTTAATAAAGTAGGATTTTGTAGCTTCCCTGCCACCGTGAATCTCCACAGATCTGTGAGGGCAAGATGTAGCATACACTTCCTGATGTAGCCTTATCGTGCTTGTACTTGGTGTGATTCCATATTGCTTGCACTTCTGTGCTGCCAGCTGCAATGCTTTTTCCTCATTTGCTTTAAATACATCCAGATCACCCATACTCTGACACGTTTCGATGCCGAGATAATTTAAGTTCCCGTTTGTGTCTCCGCAGTGCCAAGCGCAATTCCAGTCATCCTCTGCCTGCAAGATTCCATCCTGCGCTACATAATAGTGCGCAAATCCGTTTTCCAGAGGATGTGTCTGTAACCAATTTCTATAAAATTCTGCATTGGCGTTCTTGCTTCCAGCGTCATTGTGGAAAAAAATTCCTACCGGATTTCTTCCTCTGTTTCCTGCTACTCCACGACAAATACTCATGTTTTTCTCTCCTTCCCGTGCGATGACGCACAATAAAAGAGGACGATTACTCGCCCTCCTGCTCCCGTGATTTATTTGTTAAAACATCCAGTGCTTTTTTTAACGCTTCCGGATATTTCACACCCATAATTCCAACATTTTCCAAAATCGAGATACCCTCATTTGCTATAAATGCCAGTACTACGGCTGTGCGGATGTAGTCTACGCCGAGAGTGACATCCAGCCGATATGCAATAAGTACGATCAGTAGGGATACCCCTTTTCTGCACAGACCTTTCCATGCAGAGTAGCTGCTCAGTGCCCCGTTCTCTGATTTGTTGCTCTTTTTCCAAAAGGCAGCGATCAGAAGTCCGAGAACAAAGTCTGCTCCCATAAAAATAAGTAATGTAGTCAAATCCTCGGACCATCCTCCAATCAGATTTACAAATCCTCCAACAATGGCTCCAAACACCATGCATAAAAACGCTTTTACATTTGCCAACTGTTCCATTTTCTTCATATCCTCACTTTCCTTTCTGGTTTTAAGTATAAAAATAAGACCAACACGGTCTTGCCCTAATCTCCATATAATCTCCTTAGTCGTCCGTAACCCAAGTGATCGACAAAAGTCGCTCTGTCCAATTCGGGTTCTCAACGAAAATTGTAATTCCCCCATCACTGCCAATTATATACCGTCCAGCGCCAAACACTGACGATCCGGACACTTCGATATACGGCGCATAAACATCAAACACCGGGCGATACCCGTCTGGGATTCTCACTTCATCGAATGCCCCGTGTCTTCCGCTGCTTGGAAACTGGGAAAGCATTGTGATTTTGCATGCAACCAGACATCCTCTTCTTTTTAATTCCACACGGATGTTATTTGCCGAGTTTGCACTTGTATATGGACCTTTCACGGTACCGGAATCGTAAGAGATAGATTTTGTAAGCTGCTTAATTGTCCTAATAAGCCATATGCTATCTCCATTTATGTTTGTCACCGAAAAGTCACGCATCTCCTCATCTCCGCGAATAGAGCATACCATAGATCCATTCGCGATATCATCTGCCATGCTACTGCCGCCGGAATAAAATTCTAATCCAGAGTAGTTTAATCGACTCCCCCAGTACCTAGCCGCTGTAAACGATCTTACCATGTCAATATTCTCTTTTTTTACAAAAACGGAAATTGTACCGTCACTGCTTTTAGACACGATCTCTCCGGTGTCTACATTTATGTAAAAGTGTCCACCCTTACTCTTAATAAGTCCGGCTGTTACAGTTCCAAGGTTGGCAACGATCGCACTGAGCGTTTGCACGTCCAGATTCTCGACTGCGATATAATGGATCACCCACCTACTTCCATCCCACCGCTTGATCGGCTGACCGGATGCCGTTTGCCATAACTGGCCAACTTTAGGATTTGACGGAGCCGTAGAAGATACAATTATGCCACTTGGTCCTGTTGCTCCTGTAGCACCGGTCGCTCCCTTATCACCATATGCTCCGATGATACATGGTGCTGATTGATACGTGCTGCCATTTGTATAGGTAACAACTTCATAATTCCACAGATATTTTTTTGACGCCGTTATTGCTTGTACAGTTGTAGTCCATCCTGATGTGGACGCCGACACACCGCTTCCGCTTGCCGTTGCAAGATAATAATTCGTGATAGACTTTATTCCGTTTCCAGTTGCTCCTTGCGGCCCCGTTGCGCCAGTTGCCCCTTGCGGTCCTTTCGGGCCTGTCGCTCCTTGTGGCCCCTGGGGACCTGTTGCACCTGCATTTCCTTGAGGTCCTTGCGGACCAGTAGCTCCTGTTGTTCCTTTGTCTCCGTATATCCCGATTATTTTTGGCGTAGTGGTCGCTGTGGTATTATCTGTAAACGTAAATTTTTCATAGTTCCACAAGTATTTATTTGTTGCTGTCATCGTCGGAACTGATGTACTCCAACCGCTTGACGCTGTTGTAATTCCTGTTTTTGCGGAAGAAATCAAATAATATTCTGTAATGGTTTTTATCCCTCTTCCTGATGTCCCCGCCGGCCCTTGTGGTCCCGTTGCTCCTTGTGGTCCTGTAGCACCTTGTTCTCCTTTAATCTTCGCCCACTTATAAGATCCAACACTTGCAGGATCGGACTGATTGTAATCCACACAAGTACCGATATGCGTTCCCACATCTTCTCCGCTGTTTCCGGTAAACGTTTTTCCTCCATCATTGGAATATTTAATGTGCAGATAACTTGTCTTGCCGTTTGTGCCGTTTGTTCCCGGAATTCCCTGCGTTCCCTGGGGACCCTGGGCTCCTTGGAAACGTGACCAGGTATATTTCTTTGGATCCGTGCTATCTTCCCGTGTGAAGTCTACGTAAGTACCAATATATGTGTTAGGTATCTCTGTCATCTGGTTAGAGGTGGTTGGATTCGATACTGCGGAATACTTGATGTGAAAATAGGTGCTCTTCCCTTTAATATTGGTTCCGCTTGGTACAGGTCTGCTATCTAAGACAGGTGCTGTCTGCTTATAATTTCCATTCTGCCATGTATATCCTGTTGGCTTAGGCGTCCAGTTGACCACAAAATCAGTCTTTACAAAATATTTACCGCCACCTCTTAAATATAATACAGGGATTGATCCATAAGTCAGTTGTGTATAGCTGGCAGGCGACACTGAACAGAATGAATACGTGTCTGCATAAATAATACATTCGCCAGAAGTAGTTCCCCACCCAGATCCAATGGAAGCCAGATCTAAATTCACCGAGAATCCGCTAACATGTGTACTCCAGGATGGTTTTGTTCCACTATTTAAAGACACATTAACCAAAATACGATTATAAACACTCGTTGGAAGCTGACTCCCCACAACGGGATACCATTTATTTACATCGTAAGTTTTAGTATCAGATAAGTCTATCGTTGCTGATGATCTCCAGTAGTTTACACCTGCAGCTCCAGTATCTCCTTTGGGACCCTGTATCCCTTGTTCACCTTTGGGACCTTGCACTCCTTGCAGACCGGGAACTCCCTGCGGACCTTGTTCCCCCTGTTCGCCTTTTATTTTTGTCCATGCGTATTTCGTCGGGTCTGTAGAATCCTCTTGCGTAAAATCTGTATACTGTCCAATATAAAACTTCCCAGTGCTGTTCGAAACATCAAACCCTGTCTTTCCATCAGCACTGTTTGCATAGGCGATATGTAAATAACTTGTTTTCCCATCTGCACCATTCTTACCAGCAATTCCCTGATCTCCTTTTACGCCTTGCGATCCTTTAAACTGCGACCAGGTATATCTTGCAGGATCTGTAGAATCTTCCTGTACAAAGTCCACATAAGTTCCAATATAAGCAGACGGCGTCTCTGTCATCTGACTGAACGTTGTCGGCTTTGCCACAGAAGAATACTTGATGTGGAAATAACTGGTCTTTCCATTCGCACCAGCTGTTCCAGGAATCCCCTGTTCTCCTTTTTCTCCTTGCAATCCTTGTAGCCCACGTTCCCCCTGTTCGCCTTTTATTTTTGTCCATGTATACTTCGTAGCATCTGTACTATCTGCCTGTGTATAATCTGTATACTGCCCGATATAGAGCTTATTTGTACCATCCGTGGTGGAAAATCCTGTCTTTCCATCAGCACTGTTTGCATAGGCGATATGTAAATACGGGGTCTTTCCATCAGCTCCCGGCTTTCCGGGTGTTCCGTTTGCTCCGTCCGCACCTTTGATCTTACTCCACGCGTATTTTTTCGGGTCTGTGCTGTCATTTTGCGTAAAATCAACGTACATTCCGACATAATCCCGATTGCTGTCGGATACAGAAAAATCTTTAGACCCGTCTGCACTGTTTGCATAAGAAATGTGAGTGTACTGTGTTTTTCCGTCAACTCCGTCTTTTCCCGGGATTCCTTGATCCCCTTTTGGACCCTGTATACCATCCAATCCCGGAGCGCCTTGTGGACCAGGAGGTCCCTGTTCGCCTTGCTCTCCTTTCTCGCCCTGAGGACCCTGTTCCCCGTCTTTTCCATCCTCTCCATCCATTACATCCGTGATTGTGACTTCGTAATACCCACGTTTTATCCCATTTTCTAGAGCCTCAAATGAGTACACCGCCTTTGTATCCACGTCAGCAGCATTTACCGTAACGCTCTTACCAACATAAAACTCATGTCCATCCTTGCTCCATCGGAATTGTAGCTTGTCTGCCACATCCACGCCGTTATCGTAAGCGTAAGCTGTCAGAGTAGTGCTACCGATGCCATTTTTAAAGATAATGCCGTTGTTTGTTGAGATAGAGCAAGTATAAACCTTATTTTTATTAATAAGGTCTTGCATCCTCTGTAATAAGCTGTCCGAAATTTCGGATGTAAGCTCTTTGTAGTTTGTAAATACCGTCTTTGCTGTTTTTGGATTGGTAAGACTGCGCACCTGTTCGGACACTCTCGCCTGTAGATAAAGTACTGGTGTCCACTCCTGATCTTGCATCCTTACAGTGTCTCCGATGTTGGTGTCAAAATATCCATCCACCTCGTAGGTCACTACTGGTTCGGATGCTGTTTTAAGATCAGACAGAGCCATGCTATAGAGCTTGTCCTTGCTGTCTGTATCGTACTCTTTCCGCATTAGGATATAAGCATCCTCTTTATTTACGATGTTGGATGGAAACCTGTCTCTCGCCTGTGGTGCCCGGATGATCGCACCGTCTGTAAAGTACACGATATTGCCGTTCTCATCGTACTCTTTCTTATCCAGTCCATTAATCGTCAGCCCGTCCTTACCGGTAGGCTGGATACAGGTGTAAAGCTTCTCGGCATCTGTGGTTTTTCGAATTCCGGTAATTCCTTTTCCGTACCTCAGTACGATGTCATTCCGGTATTCTCCGATTCCGCTGTCCGCTCCGGAGTGTTCTCGATAGACATTCAGGACGATCTCTTTTAAGGAGTAGTCCTTGTTTAAGACTGTCTCAAATTCGATCTCCGCAGAAAATATGTTCGCCAAGGAAAACAGCCTCTTTAATACAGACGTTGTGCCTGTCCACTCATTGGTGATCCGCTTATCTGATACCTCGTTAAGCCCCAATTTCAGTGTTCTTTCCGCGTCAAATATGGCAAGGTACTCTTCAAAGCTCATCGCCTGTCCTGCCTTGTATTCCCCTGCATCCTCGTTGATTAGCTCAAAAGATAACGACCACGCCGTAGCTGTGATCGTCTCTTCTGTCTGCTCAGTGTTTACGATGTTTAGATAGTAGGATTTCCCTTTGTGTATAAACGCCACCTTATTCCCGGCGGTAACATTCTCTGCATCCTGATGCTTTGCGGACACCGTAAAGGTGTAAGTATTGGCCGCACCCTGTAAGTATTCGTGCAATTCGTCTTTCCAGTAGTGCATAGACTTTTTGTGTGCGTTGTCCATAAATGCTACTGGTGTGTTATTTGCGCTCAGAATCGCAATTCTAATACTGTCCATTACAAGTAAACCTCCCGTATTTTCGCTTTAATATGCGGCGGTGGAGAAGAAAAGGAAGAATAGCAGAACTGCACTTCTGTAATCCCTGGCGGCACTTTAAAATAATCCGTCCCTGTAATCTCATCTCCCTTAGCCACCATACCATTAACGTAGACCTTCGTGCTCTCCCCGTCTATAGACACCACATCCCCAGCGCGATACCGGTTCGGCACATCCCGATATTTTTCCACGTTGTCCTTGCGAAACCAGATGCTTTTTAAATAGTTGTGCGTAACGTACTGGTTCGACAGATTTCGGTCCCCCCACTGTCCAATCCAGATCTGGATTTTCTCGCATTCCATATCTTTGATCTCTGGGATAGTAAAGTGGTAATACTTCCCGTACCAGAAAATACGCAACTTGTCACCCTCTTTTAAAAAGTCATTGTGTCCGCCGCCCATTTTTAAATTAAACGGGTTATCCTCGTAGGCTGTCGGCTGGAAATCCAGTGTCTTAATTTTCTTGTTTTGAGGGGCAAACCAGTCAACATGCGCCGTATTACCAACCGTATCACTCTTGTTAATAGACATAGAGCAGATCACTTCATTTTCCCCTGTAAGAAACGCAATAGTCTGTGCTCCCGTCTGTCCCATCAAACCTGTCTCGAACCAGTGCTGCGTGTAACAGTAAAAGTTCTTCGCTCCACGTCTGCCCTCACTGTCCACCGGGATAGTAAGCGTTTTCATTCCACCATTCCAGTATCCGGATGTTGCTTGTCCACCTTTTAGCGCCATCACATTGTATCCAGCAACATTCCGCACTTCCAACGCTCCCTGTGTGGTGTTTTCTGGATTCTGATAAGAGGTACCATGATCGTCTTGAAACAGGCTATACCCCTCTGACAGTATCTCTGACGCCTTATAGTCTTCGCCGTCTGCTTCTTCGGTCTTGCCGAGTTGTATTGCACCGTATTTACTGGCAATCCCGATAAATCCATTTTCATGGTTGTGAGTGATATCGTAGCTTACCGGAACGGATCCTGTACCACCGTTTACAATAGTAAGCGTCTGATATCCGCTTTCCTGATGAGCGGTAAACGATTTTTCCGCTGCAGAATATTTCCGTGGATCACAACAATAAAAAGTAAATTCGCTTTTTACGTTCAATC